GTTGAGAAAGCCAACTAGACAAGAGGTAGAAGATAAGATTCGCAAAATCTATCCTGATGCTAAAGTCACTTACTTTGCACCAAAAGAATTTGATCCTGCAGATCCTACCGTGATGGTAGGGGAACAAATTCAAGCAGGTAAACCAGGTGATGGTTATCTTGGACCAACGATGAAGATCGGTGGCAAACCATATGGGGTTCCAAATCCTATTCGTATCGCTCAAGATGTCGCAGATACTAAACAAAGTATATACCAAAAACAGGTAGATACCATCAGATCTCAGGGCGGAAACGCTTCAATGCCAAAATGGAAACCTAATAACAAAGAAAACAGCACTGCTACTAAGGTTCTCTTTCCTACTCTGAAGAGAGAGCAGAGAAATTCATATCAACCAAAAGGTGAGATGATCGAGGCTAATGCTGGACCAAGCACACCAGTAAAACGTGATACTGATGGAAGACTTGTTCCAAATCAGGGTGGTGGTAGACCTGGTAATGTAAGATTAAAACCCCATATGCTTCCTAGAGCAGGTAGAAGACAACCACAATATGCTCATTATGAACCAGAAGGTGAGATGATTGGGGAACAAGGTATTTTGGGAGCCATAGATAAAGCTGCTAGAGATACTGCTGGAAACCTAGGTAGTGAATACGCAAAAAGACAACATGGAAATCTTTTAGGAATTCCTGGTGCTATTGGTAGAGCACGGGGTCAGAGGACATATGATCAACTTAAGGATAGAGTTCTAGGTGGTGGGGGTAATAATCGTAGGAATAATATTGGTGGTGCTGGTAGAATACAAAACTCTTATGAACCAGAAGGTGAAGTAGTTAGTGAGAGAAGTCGTTTGGATGGTCCAGAAGAACGTAAAAAGGATCTGGACAAACGATACGATCCAAAGGGTGGCGGCACAAATCCATTTCAACATGTGCCTGTGAAAAAAGCACAGAAAGAACATGTAGGCGAATCTAGAAAAATTAAGAAAAAATTTGGACCTAAACCAAAACCAGGAAACCCTGCGGAATATCTCAAAAACCTTCCTGCTCCACCCACAAAAAATTTACCACTACCCGAACAATTAACCTCCGAAGGCAAATCAGATGGAGATCCCTGTTGGGATAGTCACAAACAGGTTGGAATGAAGAAAAAAGGTGGTAAGATGGTTCCTAACTGTGTCCCAAAAGAACAAGTAGAAGAGAGTCACAAGAATCCTGAGAGTGTAAAAGGTATTGCCAAAGAATTAGATAAGGCAGTCGAAATGCACAAGAGTCAGGCAAAGAGACTTAGAAAAGCGGGTGTATCTGAGGGAGCAGCATGGACAAAAAAGTCTGGTAAAAATCAATCCGGAGGATTAAATGAAAAAGGTAGAAAGTCGTATGAACGCGAAAACCCAGGAAGCGATCTTAAGGCACCTTCAAAAAAAGTTGGAAACAAGCGTAGAGCGTCTTTTTGTGCGAGAATGAAAGGTATGAAGAAGAAACTGACTTCTAAAAAAACTGCAAATGATCCTGATAGCAGAATCAATAAGTCTCTTAGAAAGTGGAACTGCTGATGAAAACATTTAAACAGTTTATGGAACAAACAGTTCCAATTTTACCCCGAGCTCATTCTGGTGATATTCATCGTTCCCGTAATAATAGAAGATTCTTTGGTTTAGGTAGAAAGAACAAGGTCTCCGATTTCAACCATTTGAGATATGGTGGAGACGGATCAGCCGCAAGGAAGACCAATGAAAAAGCTCCAAAATACAATGCTCAGCAGATGCAGTACCCCACGATGGGACCAAGAGAAATTCGTTTTCGAGACCCTAAGGGTCCAACTGGTTTTATGTAGACGTTTAATCAATTTTTAAAAGGAGGACACATTCAATGAAATCATTCAGACAATTCCTAGAAGAAGCAAACGCAGCGAACGACATCAAGTCACTTTCACCATACAAAGTGAAACCGCCCTTGAAAGATCCAGCTCCAGCAGGTCGAAGGTTAGTTGATCCAATAACCGGAATGAGTCCACAAGCAAAAGTACAATCTAAACCCAAAACATCAGTTTAGTAGTCAAGTTGACAACTTTGAATTCCCTACATAGTATAATTGTAGGCATTCTTTCTGCGTATTCCCATGAACCACGAAATCATCGAACTCAATACTCTATCAAAGAGTTTTGAGTTCGAAAAAGTGTGTAGAACTATTGATGAACTTAGTGTAGTAGACGCAAGAGAAACTGCGAAAGCATTTTGCAAATTATACTATAAACAACAAGAAGTTGTTGGTTCACTGGGATTGAAACCAATAAGTGAGAGTTTAGAAGAAGATGAGCAACAATGACATCTATCTTGGCAATCCCAATTTAAAAAAGGCAAATACCAAGATTGAATTTACTCAAGATCAAATTGAGGAATTTATTAAGTGCAAGGAAGATCCAGTATACTTTGCAAAAAATTATATTAAAATTGTTTCTCTTGATGAGGGTCTTGTACCTTTCAATCTCTACAAATTCCAAGAGAAATTAATTCAACGATTTCATGAAAATAGATTTAACATCTGTAAGATGCCACGACAGACTGGTAAATCTACCACTGTGGTATCATATCTGTTACACTATGCATTGTTCAATGATAGTGTAAACATTGGCATTCTGGCAAACAAAGCATCTACTGCCAGGGAACTATTAGCTAGATTAGCAACTGCATATGAGAACCTGCCAAAATGGATGCAACAGGGTATTCTTGTATGGAATAAAGGAAACATTGAATTAGAAAATGGCAGTAAAATATTGGCAGCTTCTACGTCTGCGAGTGCTGTCCGAGGTATGTCGTTTAACATCCTCTTTCTCGACGAGTTCGCGTTTGTCCCAAATCACATTGCTGACTCGTTCTTTGCATCTGTTTATCCTACTATTACTTCTGGTAAAAGCACCAAAGTAATTATGGTGTCTACGCCACATGGTATGAATCACTTCTACCGATATTGGCATGATGCAGAGAGAGGCAAAAATGAATACATAGCAACAGACGTTCATTGGTCCGAAGTTCCAGGCAGAGACTCTGTTTGGAAAGAACAAACAATTGCAAACACATCAGAACAACAGTTTAAGGTCGAGTTTGAATGTGAGTTCTTAGGATCAGTTGACACATTAATCAATGTGTCTAAACTTCGTTCATTGGTCTATGAAGATCCAATCAAACGAAATTCAAAGGGTTTAGATGTATACGAAGAACCAATTACAGATCACGATTACATTCTTACTGTTGACGTTGCTCGTGGTGTGGGTATTGATTACTCTGCATTTGTCATCTTTGATATAACCACATTTCCACATAAGGTAGTTGGCAAATTCAAGAACAACGAAATCAAACCAATGTTGTTTCCGAATGTTATCTACGATGTTGCAAAAGCTTATAACAATGCATACATTCTCTGCGAAGTGAATGATATTGGAGATCAAGTTGCTAGTATTTTACATTATGATCTAGAGTATCAAAATATTTTGATGTGTGCGATGCGTGGTCGTGCGGGACAGATTGTCGGACAAGGTTTTTCTGGTACGAAAACACAGATGGGTGTAAAAATGTCCAAGACTGTGAAAAAGATTGGATGTTCAAATCTTAAGACAATGATTGAAGATGATAAGTTGATCTTCAATGATTATGACATCATCGCAGAACTCACTACTTTTATTCAGAAAAGTAATTCATTTGAGGCAGAAGAAGGTTGTAATGATGACCTTGCAATGTGTCTGGTAATTTATGCATGGTTAGTAGCACAAGACTATTTTAAAGAGTTGACTGACCAGGACGTTAGAAAAAGAATATATGAAGATCAGAGAGATCAAATAGAACAGGATATGGCTCCCTTTGGATTCATTATGGATGGAACTGAAGAAGAATCGTTTGTGGATGCCGAAGGTGATAGGTGGCATGTTGATGAATATGGTGATCGATCTTACATGTGGGATTATCGATAATGGATCTAGACGAACAGTTTGAATCTGGTCATCTTCTTTTTCAACAAAGGACTTGTCGTGTTTGTGGGGAGACAAAAGATTTAACTGAGGGATTCTATAAAACTAGAAAGACAAGAGGAGATATACCGTCTGCATATTCTTATGAATGCAAAACATGCACTAAAAAAAGAATTAAAGAAAGTCGTAAAACAGATAATGTAGTATGGTCTTATCCCGATTGGTGATGTTCATTGGCGATTTCCCCATTCAGAGACGTTGAAATTTATAAATATTTTTAGGAAATATGAGACATCTTTAGGGAGACTTACTAAATGGCTAACATCGGCTTAGTATCTCCAGGGGTAAAGGTCAGGGAGGTTGACCTTACCGTTGGTAGAATTGACGCTATTAGCGATCAAACGGGTGCCATTTGCGGTCCTTTTTCTCAAGGACCAGTTCTTGAACCAATTCTCATCGAGAATGAGCAAGAACTCTTAAGTATTTTTGGCAAACCAAGCGACAACGACAGACAGTATGAGTATTGGTACTCTGCTTCTAACTATCTCCAGTATGGAGGTGTTCTAAGAGCCGTTAGAGTCGATGGTGCTAACCTCAGAAACGCAAACGTAGGTGCAGTGGGTGTTGCTACAACCACTACACTCAAAATTAAGTCCTACGAGGACTATCAAAACAATTACGAGTCTACCTCCTCCTACAGACTCGCTGCAAGAAACCCAGGAGATTGGGCAAACGGACTGAAGGTCGCAATGATCGACGGTATCGCTGACCAAACCCTGAACATCGGAGCACACGCCGTTAGTCACATTTCGGTTGGTTTTGCTGTAACTCAAGCAACAGATTCTGTTGTTGCGGGCGTCGGTACAACATCACTGAATGATGGTTATCTTCAAGGTATCATCGTCGGTACAGGAACCAGTACAATCGATGTTAAGGTTGTAAACAGAGTATCAGCTGCAGGAACTGTATTCCCAGTTGACTATACCGAGGGTGGTGCATATGCATTCGCAGTAGGTACTGCAACCAGTACCGGAAAATTCGGTGTTCCCGGAACCGCTGGTGTTTCAATCAGTACAGTAACTTCTACACTCGCAGCACCTGCTGCAGGTCTTTCGACAGTTGCATCTGTAACTTCTCAGCAAGATTGGTACGATAATCAGTTCATTCAACTGGACAACGGACAGATTCTCTGGAAGTCTGTTGCAGAAAAACCAGGAACTAGTGGTTACGCAGCCGCAAGAAACTCCAAGAACGACGAAATCCACGTTGTTGTTGTTGACGACAAAGGTTCTATTTCTGGTAACGCTGGAACAATTCTTGAGAAACATGCCTTCCTTTCTAAGGCAAAAGACACAGTAAACTCTCTTGGATCTAGAGTATATTATAAAGAGTATATTGCTGACAACTCCAATCAAATTTTTGTTGGTGTTGCAACTGGTAACGGATCGATCGCATCTGGCATTTCCACCGGATTTACCGCAACTTCCACTGAGAACGTTTGGGGTACAGATACTCAAGACATTATTTTCAATGGTCTTGGTAACACCCTCTATAAGTTAGGTGGTGGTAAGGATTATTCCGGAACAAACAACGAAGGTGGTTATGCAACCTCCCTTGGTGATGTCATTGGTGGATATGAGTTGTTTGAAAATGAGGCAGAATATTCTATTAACTTCCTCATTAACGGACCTGGTGTTACAGGTAGTCTTGCACGGTCTCAAGCTAAGTCAAACAAACTGATTCAACTGGCAGAATCTAGAAAAGATTGTATTGCAGTTCTCTCTCCTCATAGAGAGTCTGTTGTTGATGTCACGAGTCCAAAAACTCAAACAGATAACGTAGTCAAGTATTTTGATGCACTGACTTCTTCATCTTATGCTGTATTTGACTCTGGATATAAGTATCAGTTTGACAGATTCAACAATAAGTTCAGATACATTCCACTGAACGCTGATATTGCTGGTCTGATGGCTAGAACTTCTCAGGAACAGTTCCCATGGTTCTCTCCTGCAGGTTCTCAGAGAGGTTCAATTCTCAACACTGTCAAACTTGCATACAATCCAAGCAAAGTTCAAAGAGACACTTTGTACACCAGAAGAGTTAACCCAGTTATCTTCTCACCTGGTGGCGGATTCGTTCTGTTTGGTGATAAGACTGCACTCAGTTTTGCTTCTGCATTTGACAGAATCAACGTTAGAAGACTATTCCTCACCCTGGAAGCTTCAATTGAAGTTGCCGCTAGAACTCAACTGTTTGAGTTTAACGACGACATTACAAGATCGAACTTCCGCAACATTGTCGAACCATTCCTCCGCGACGTTCAAGCCAAGAGAGGTATTTCTGACTTCGTTGTTATTTGTGATGAGACAAATAACACTCCTGACGTTATTGATGCCAATGAATTCAAGGCTGACATCTTCATCAAACCTGCACGTTCTATCAACTTCATCGGTCTTACCTTTGTTGCTACTAGAACTGGTGTCGCGTTTGAAGAAGTGATCGGTAGAGTTTGATTATAACAATAAAACACTAACGGAGTTTAACCGAAATGGCTATCAGATTTAGAGAAAGAACCATTGATGATTTCAAGGGTAAGTTGGTTGGGGGCGGCGCCCGCCCCAATCTATTTGAAGTTAACATTAACTTCCCTAGTGCTCTTGGAGTACTCGTTTCCCCAGGTGGATTAAGCGAGCAAGCAGTACAAGAAAAGATGCGGTTTATGATTAAAACTGCTGAACTTCCTGCTTCTAACGTTGGCGACATTCCAGTTGCTTTCAGAGGTCGTGTTCTTCACGTTGCTGGAGACAGAACCTTTGATCCTTGGACTGTTACAATTATCAATGATACTGACTTCTCCATTCGTTCTGCGATGGAAAGATGGTCGAATGCTATCAACAATCATGAATATGATTCTGGTAACATCGATCCTAATGCTTATCAAAGTGATGCGGATGTATTCCAACTTGGTAGAAAAGTTTCTAAGGATGGTACACAAACAATTCCTGTTCTGAGAAAGTATAAGTTCCACGGAATCTATCCGACTCAAGTCAGCCCAATCCCTCTGGATTATGGTTCGACTGATGCGATCGAAGAGTTCCAGGTTCAGTTCCAAGTCCAATGGTGGGATGCCTTTAGAGTTGGTCAAGGAGATGCCGAATCCCCTGACCTGACAACCTGATAAATACCTCTATACACAGGGTATAATCAAGTTATAAAATGTCTTCTCTTTTTGGCTTTTCAATTGACGATTCATATAAGAAACCAGCCAAGACGGTAGTCTCTCCCATTCCCGAAAATAACGAGGATGGGGCAGACTACTATCTTGCGTCTGGGTTTTATGGTCAATATCTTGATGTTGAGGGTGTATTCAAAACTGAATTCGATCTTCTAAAACGATATCGCGACATGGCACTTCATCCAGAAGTGGATAGTGCCATTGAGGATATCATTAGTGAAGCTATTGTATCTGATTTAAATGACTCTCCGGTTGAGATTGAACTTTCTAATTTAAATGCAAGTGATAAGGTAAAAGATATCATTAGAACTGAATTTCAGTTCATTAAAGAAATGTTGGACTTTGACAAAAAGTCCCACGAAATTTTTAGAAACTGGTATGTAGACGGTCGTCTTTATTACCATAAGGTAATTGACCTTGCAAAACCCGAAGAGGGTATCAAGGAACTTCGTTACATGGATGCGGCGAAAGTAAAGTTTGTTCGTGAACAAAAGAAAGATGGAAACGCAGGTGCAATTGCCCTGAGTCAACGTCCTGGTTTGGACAATGATCCCACCAAATATGACTTTCCTGGTATCACAGAATACTTTATTTACAATCCAGGAAACGTCAAAAACTCATATGGATCGGTAACAGTCACAAGTCAGAAAACTGAAGCGGTTAAGATTGCTAAAGATGCTGTTGCATATTGCACTTCTGGTTTGGTAGACAGAAATAAGAAAACGACACTTTCATATCTCCATAAGGCAATTAAAGCACTCAATCAACTTCGCATGATTGAAGATAGTCTGGTTATCTATAGACTATCGCGTGCTCCAGAACGTCGTATTTTCTATATTGATGTTGGTAATCTCCCCAAAGTAAAGGCAGAACAATACCTCAAAGAGGTAATGAGTCGTTATCGTAACAAACTCACCTATGATGCACAAACTGGTGAGATGCGTGATGATAAAAAATACATGTCCATGATGGAAGACTTCTGGCTTCCACGTCGTGAGGGTGGTCGTGGAACAGAGATCACCACTCTTCCAGGTGGACAAAACCTTGGTGAATTGACTGACGTTGAATATTTCCAGAAAAAACTGTATCGTTCTTTACAGGTTCCAGAGTCTAGAACAAATATCGACAGTGGATTTAGTCTCGGTCGATCTTCTGAAATTTTGAGGGATGAACTTAAGTTCAGTAAGTTTGTTGGAAGAATGAGAAAGAGATTTAGTCATCTCTTCCATGACGTTCTTAGAACTCAACTGATTCTTAAAAATGTTGTAACTCCCGAAGAATGGGACAGCATGAGTGATCATATTCAGTATGATTATCTCTATGATAATCACTTTGCAGAACTGAAAGATGCTGAGTTGATGCAAGAGAGACTGGGTATTCTTGCAAGTGCAGATCCATATATTGGAAAGTACTTCTCTGTTGATTATGTCCGTCGTAAGGTTTTACGTCAGACTGATCAAGAAATTATTGAACAAGATGTTCAGATTGCTGCAGAGAAAGAAGCCGGAATCATTCCTCCATCTGAAGAAGAGATGATGATGGCAAATATGGCTATGCAATCTGCGGGTGGCATGGGTAATCTCCCACAAGATATGGAAGTTGACGAAGCTCCAATCGAAGCACCTGAGTCTCCAGGAGCACCCAAAGGTGGTGAGATATAAATAAAAACATAGATATACACATATTGATCTATGGATGAATTAATGGATTTGATGATTGCGGATGATTCTCCGTCTGAAGTAAGTGATGCAATTAAAAATGCGTTATATCAAAAAGCTGCAGAAAGGATTGAATTCGCTAGACCATATGTAGCAGATGCTATGTTTGGTCTTGAGGATCAAGAAGATGATGAGACCGATGCAGATGAAATCGGTGAAATTGACAATGAATTAGAAACCGAAGAGGACGAGTAATGGCACATTCACCAGTTGGAGATAGTATTAATTTTAATACTTCAGCCACATCAGCACAGTCTGCACAGTTTACTGTTCAGTCAGATACTCTGAGAGTTGTTGCACTTTCACAAAACGCTCACGTTGCTATTGGAACCACTGCTGTTGCTACTACTGCCAACTATTTTGTTCCTGCAGGAACCACCGCAACTCTTGCGTTAAGCCCTGGTTCTTCTCCTATTGCTGGTATTTCAACTGGTAGTATAACCACTATCGACCTCCCTGAAGGTACTGGAAATCCATTTGTAGTAGATGATGTTCTCACCATTACTGGTGTGACAGGAGTAACTGGTTTTAATACAACAGGAAAAGTATTAGCAGTAGACAGCAGTGCAAATACATATGGTTATTTCTCTGAGAGATTAACCATTGATTATGACAGCAGAGCTCTGACAGCCGCTGATGCATCATTCACTGATGCGAAGGCAAGAAAAACTCTAGTTGTTGCAGCTAGAACTGACAGTGGATCTGGCAAACTATACGCACAACAAGTACAAATTTCAGGCGCAGGCTAATGAAACTAATTAGAGAAGAAATCGAAACCGTTGAGGTTATCGTTGAACAACGCAACGGTAAAAAGAACCTCTTTATTGAAGGTGTATTCCTTCAAGGAGAAATCAAGAACCGTAATGGGAGAATGTATCCCATTTCAACTCTTGCTAGCGAAGTAAATCGTTATAACGAAAACTTCGTTCAGAAGGGCCGTGCTCTTGGTGAACTCGGTCACCCCGATGGTCCTACCGTCAACCTCGATCGTGTTTCTCACAAGATTACTTCTCTTCGTCAAGAGGGAAATAACTTCATTGGAAAGGCACAAATTCTTTCCACCCCTATGGGTAACATCGCTAAGTCTCTCCTTGGTGAGGGAGTTAAGTTAGGTGTATCTTCTCGTGGTGTTGGTTCACTAAATAAGTGTAGTGAAGGATACAGCGTAGTAGGAGAAGATTTTACTCTTGCTACTGCTGCCGATATCGTTGCTGACCCATCTGCACCTGATGCATTTGTAGATGGTATTATGGAAGGCAAAGAGTGGGTCTGGGATGGCGGCATTCTTCGCGAAAGATATGCACAAAAAACCTATAAGAGAATCAACACTCTTGTAGATCAAAATCAACTTGACGAACAGAAATTAGATCTGTTCCAAGATTTCTTAGCAAATCTCTAATTTATAAATAAATATAGTTTAATTACAAGGTTAAATCGGAGAGTTCAGATGTCCCGTAAGAGGAATTTACAAGAAATGGAGAACGCCGTGACCAGAGGTGCTGCACCTGCTGAGCCTATGCAGACTATGGCTGGTGTAAGTTATGAAGATCTCGGCGGTCCTACTCCAGAAAACTATCGTCCAGATGACGATAGTGCAAAACTTAAGGACCCAGGTGGTGAAGGCGGTCATGCCAAAAATCTCAAGTCCGTAAAGGGCGCTCTTTCAAAAGAAGAGTCTGAGATTGAGGATACCGAAATCATCGCTGAAGACGAAGCTACAGAAGAGGAAGTTGTAGAAGAAACAGTCGAAGAGATTGTTGCTGAAGAACTCCCCGAAATCACCGACGACGTTGATGTCGAAGAAGACGTTAATGCTCTTCTCGGTGGACAAGAACTCTCCGAAGAGTTTAGAGATAAAGCCAAGACTATTTTCGAAGCTGCTCTGAAGTCTAAAGTAACCGAAATCAGAGAGGCCCTCGAAGTTCGCTACGAAGCTCAACTTGTAGAAGAAGTTGAAGCAATGAAGGGAGAACTGGTCGAGCGTGTTGACTCCTATCTGGAGTATGTCGCTGACGAGTGGATCACCGAAAATGCAATCGCAGTCGAACACGGCCTTAGAACCGAAATGACCGAATCATTCCTTGAAGGAATGAAGGGTCTTTTTGAAAATCATTATGTAACTATCCCTGAAGAAAAATATGATGTTGTTGAGTCTATGGTAGACAAGTTAGATGAAATGGAGACAAAACTCAACGAGCAAATTGAGAAGAATATTTCGATCAACAAGCGTCTCTCCGAGGCAACTGCTGGTGGTATCCTTTCCGATGTCGCTGAAGGTCTAACGACTGTTCAGAAAGACAAGCTCGCTTCCCTTGCTGAGGGTGTAGAGTTTGAGAGTGAAGAGTCTTATAAGGGTAAGCTTGAGACTCTGAAAGAGTCGTATTTCAAGTCTTCTCCTAAGAGAAATGATTCTGAAGTCCTGACCGAAAGCACCGACCAAGATGTTTCTGGGTCGATGGCCGCTTACATGCAGGTACTTTCCAGATCAGTTCAGAAGTGATTTCAACTTTATTAACACAACAAACGTACACATTCATTAGGTAAACGCAAATGTTCAATGCCGAACATCTGCAGGAGAAGTGGGCACCCCTTCTTGAGCATGATGGTCTTGATCCAATTAAGGATTCCCATCGTCGCGCAGTAACCGCTCAACTCCTGGAGAACCAAGAGAGATTCCTTTCCGAGGAAAAATCATTCCTGTCCGAAGCTCCTACTATGAGCGTCGGTAACGGTGGATACACTGGATCCGCCACCGCAACCGGCCCTGTTGCTGGTTTCGACCCTGTTCTGATCTCCCTGATCAGACGCTCCATGCCTAACCTGGTCGCTTATGACCTGGCTGGCGTTCAACCAATGAACGCTCCTACTGGACTCATCTTCGCGATGCGTTCCCGTTATGTTGACGGAACCAACGCTGATGCTAGACTGGGTACTGAAGCATTCTTCAACGAAGCAGATACTGCATTCTCTGGTCAGGCTTCGACCAACGCGCAGACTAACGGTTTCGTTAATGCTGCAACTGGTCTGGGTACTACCGCTCAGAGTGGAACCAACCCTGGTGCTCTGAATCCTTCCAGCAACGCAACCCAAGTTGGTTACGATGTTGGTCAGGGTATGCGTACCGACGACGCTGAAGGTCTTGGTACAAGCAGCAACCATTTCAACGAAATGGCTTTCTCGATCGAGAAGGTCACCGTTACCGCCAAGTCCCGTGCTCTGAAAGCTGAGTACTCGATGGAACTGGCTCAGGACCTGAAGGCAATTCACGGTCTGAATGCTGAGGCTGAACTCGCAAACATTCTCTCTACTGAGATTCTTGCTGAGATCAACCGCGAAGTCATCCGTACCATCTACAAAGTTGCTGAGACTGGTGCTCAGGTCAACACCGCTCAGGCTGGTACTTTCAACCTCGACGTTGACTCCAACGGTCGTTGGTCTGTTGAGAAGTTCAAGGGTCTCCTGTTCCAAATCGAAAGAGATGCGAACGCAATCGCCCAGAGAACTCGTAGAGGGAAGGGTAACATCATCATGTGTTCTGCAGACGTTGCTTCTGCACTGACCATGGCTGGTGTTCTGGACTACACCCCTGCTCTTAACGCTAACCTCAACGTTGATGACACTGGTAACACCTTCGCTGGTGTAATCAATGGTAAGTATAGAGTCTACATTGACCCATATGCTGCCAACAGTGCTGCAACTCAGTACTACGTCATCGGTTATAAGGGTGCTTCCCCTTATGACGCTGGTCTCTTCTACTGCCCTTACGTACCTCTGCAGATGGTACGCGCCGTCGGCGAGAACACCTTCCAGCCAAAAATTGGCTTCAAGACTCGTTATGGCATGGTTGAGAACCCATTCTCCCAGGGTACAACCCAGGGTAATGGTACTCTTACCGTTAACAGCAACCGCTACTATCGTCGCGTTGCCGTTACCAACCTTATGTGATATACTTTCACTCCGTGTGAAGGAAGTGCAGGGGGGTCTTCGGACCCCTCTTTTTTTATCTAAATACAAATAAAACTCTCATGAGTCAATCTCCCTTTGCAAAACAAATATCCAACAGGAACTACATGTCTCCTGTAGGGTTCAAATTTATCCTTTCAAAGGCACCGAAGGTTGACTTTATGTGCCAGTCTGCAAATATTCCCTCAATTAGCATGGGAACTGCAGTACAAGCCACATATCTGAAGGATATTGCAGTTCCTGGTGACAAGGTTCTTTATGATGATCTAAATCTTAGATTCTTAATTGATGAGAACATGGAGAATTATCTCCAAATTTATAAATGGATTACTGGCCTTGGATATCCAGAATCTGTAGAACAATACAACACATTGAGAACAGAAGACCCATACTCTGTTATTAACGATATTGAACGCACAGATCCAAGATACTTTGAGTCTTCTGATGCGACTTTACAAATTTTAAATAGTAATTATCAACCAAACACTCTTGTTAAATTTAAGGATGTCTTTCCAACATCCCTCTCTACACTTGAGTTTGATGTGAGTGATAGGGACTATTCATACTTCACTGCACAAGTCAGTTTCAAATATACCATATATGAGATAACTGATCGAAATGGTGTTAGACTAGATAACAAACCGACCATTGGCGATACTAGATGATTCTAAACCTTGACATGATTCAGTCGATGTGGGAAGAAGATTCCAAAATCGATATTGATAATCTCCATGAAGAGTCACTGAAAGTTCCTCAACTTCATGCTAAGTATCATGAATTGATGAACAATTTGATTCTTCTACGTGCAAAAGCTGAACAATTGAAAAAGAACATTCGACATGATCGATATGAATACTTTTCAGGAAAAGCTGACCCAGATGTCTATATTGAAAATCCATTTCCCAAAAAAATTCGAGACAAAGACACGATGCAAAAGTATCTTGATGCAGATGAAAAACTTTCGGAGTCATCAATGAAGATCCAATACTATGACACGATGATTAGTTATCTTGATAGTATTCTGAAACAGATTTCAAACCGCACGTATCAAATTAAGAATTCTATTGAATGGCATAAGTTCCAAGCAGGGTACAACTAATGGACTATGAATACGAAGAACCATTTGATGATGAAGAACCTCCATATGTTGAGTTGGAGTTAGGTATCAGTGATGTTCACACCCTCTATCGTGCTGTTTGTAAAACCATAGAAACATGGCCAGGAGGTCATCCATTGGAACAACAGAGGTTGTCGATGTTAAAAGATTTCCTATATAGGATAGTATTAGAATATAAGTATAAAGTACAAGAATGAA